GACGCCACTGCTGAAATGCAGACGTTTGCGGCCATGACTGCCGGTATGAGCAAAGAAGATCAAGAAAAAGCGCGTCGAATCAAACTTGGCTTAGACCCCCGTGCCGGACTGCCGCTTGAGACTTATTTTGGTCGCGGTTACGCTGGTGCGGCTGGTACTGCCGCTGGCACGACAGAAGCCGAGTACGTCAAACAAGCCACCACTAACAGAATCCTGAAAAGCCAGCTTGATTTTGGCTTTGACAACTTGGGTGCGGCGCTTGGTGCAACTGGTCAGACAGGCAAGATATTTGGCAACCTCCCTGCGGTTACAACTGGCGCTCAACTTGCCGACAATGCAAAGGCCATTTTGTTACCAATTATGAAAGGTGTCTGGCGCGGCGCTGGAGAGGGCGTCTTTACAGACAAAGACCAAGAAACGTTGGAGGCCATGTTCCCGTCGCGTGACATGACGCCAGAGGCGGCAAAACAGGCTTTGCTTGTTGTTCGTCAGTTGACCGAACTCAAACTGCAAAACCCCACGTTTGACATCAATATGTACGGTAACGCATTACGTAACCGTGGCGCTCCAGCGGCTCCGGCGGCTCCAGCGGCTCCAGCAATGGCGACACCAATGCCTCAGACTGGCGCTCCACAGCCAAGCGCACCACAGCCAAGCGTGCGCGATGAGGCTGATAGAATTCTGCGCGGCGGTTAATAATAAGGACACCAAATGGCAACAGCAGACCAATACGCTGAGTGGATTGTTAAAAATAAGGACAAGCAGGGCACGCGCGAGTTTGAAGTTGTTGCTCAAGCGTATAAGGAAGCCAAAGCGCAGGAGTCTCAGCAACCACAACAGGCTGGGCCATTGCGCTCACCTGAGACGCCAGAGGTTGGATTTGGACAAGGTATGCTTGGCCTTGGTGAGACGGCCTTGACAATGGGTACTGGCGCTGTTTCGTCTGTTGCATCAGGCTTGGCTGGTTTGGCCTCACTGCCGTTTGTTGGCGTTGATGAAAGCGCAGACATAGTAAGGTCTATTCAGGAGGCCGGTACATACCAGCCACGCACCGAGGCTGGTCAAACAATTCTTGGTGCTGTTGCAAAGCCATTCCAAGCCCTTGAGCGCGGAATTAGCGGAGTCGGCGAGGCTGTTACAGATTACACGGGCTCTCCCGCATTGGGTACTGCCGCATACGTCGCACCAGACATTGCCGCCACGCTGTTCGGCCTAAAAGCGTTTCAAAACCTCAAGGGCGGCACTGTTTTGAAGCAAAACGGCGTGCCGACACGGGAGTTAATGGACGCCCTGAATCAGCACAATATTGTTTACAGTGAACTGTCGCCAGCGGCTCAACAGGCCATCCCTGATGTAGCACCTCGCTCGATGCTTGGCACAAGCACCGCGCCACGTTCAGTTGAAAGTGCGCTGGTTAAGGAAATCCAAGAGGGCGGTCGTCAGCGTGGGTTGGCCAAATACACGGCCTCACAACGCGAGAAGTTGGTTGCCGATGAGTTAGCAAACGAGGCGATTCGACAGCAGTTTGCCGAGGGTGACGTGCAGATGATTAAAACATCATCTCCAGCGACACAGGCAAAGATGTTGCAGATGCTTAAAAATCGAGAGTCAATTGCGGCGAACTCAGCCAATGACATCTTGTTGCGACCATCCAATATTGTTGGTGATGCGGCGGCAGAGCGTTTGAAGTTCATTGCGCAAAAGTCGTCCTCTGCTAGAAAAGAGTTGAACGACATTGCAAAGACAAACCTAAAAGGCAAGTCTTTTGATGTTGCGCCAATTGAGCAGACATTTTTAACCAGCCTGGATGAGTTGGGTGTCGGCTTCAGAATGGCTGATGGCAAGCCCGTTTTAAACTTTAATGGCTCGATCATTCAGGCTGACAGGTCTTCACAGCGGGTCTTGAAAGACTTGGCTGGGTTGATGGCTGATTCAACAAAAGGCGCACCAGACGCTCTGAGGGCGCACAACCTCAAGCGCCAAATCGACGCATTGGTTGACTACCAAAAGACGCCTCAACGTGGTTTGACGCAAAGCGGCGAGAACGTATTGAAAGACGTTCGTCGCGCTTTAAACGACGCACTACGCACGTCCGATCCAGATTACGCCCGAGTAAACGACATCATTTCGCAGTCACTGCAATTGTTTGACCAGTTGGACTCTGCGACCGCATCAAAGATTACGGTAAAGAAAACGCTGGCTGATTCACGCGGCATGGGTACAGAGTTACGCAAGCTGTTTTCTAATTACCAAAACCGTCAAGACTTGGACGTTGCCATTCGTGCAATGGATGACCTTGCGAAGAAATTTGCCTCAACAAGCGAGTCCCGCGAACTTGGCCCGTACCTTGGTGGGCCACGTGCGATGACAGCGCCAAACTTCAATGACAGCATTGTTGACTTGGCACGTTTCGCTAACGTTTTGGACGATAAGTTTGGCACTGTTGCTAAAACAAGTTTTGAGGGTGCTGGCGCACGTGCTGTAAAATTCGGTATGCAAGCGGCTCAAGGCGGGTTTACTCAGGCGGCGGCTAGAGGCGCTGGCGAAAAGGCAATCGACGCACTCAATAGAATGCGCAACATTGATGAATACAACGCATACCGCTCAATAGAAGAATTGCTTAAACGAGGTGCGAATAAATGAGTAAGCCAACCCCAATGACAGAAACCGAGATCCAAGGCATTGTCCGCGAGGCGGTGCTGGAGGCGGTTGATTTTGTCGAGAGCGAGATCGCACCAGATCGAATCAAGTCACAGCGTTACTTTGATGGCGAGGTGGATATTGGTGAAGAGGCTGGCCGCAGTAAGGTTGTGGCCACCAAGGTGCGCGACACTGTGCGTGCAATTAAGCCAAGCCTGATGCGAGTCTTTCTGTCCACCGACCGCGCTGTGGAGTACGTCCCTAGCGGGCCAAAGGACGTCAACTTTGCTGAGTTGGCCACGAAGTATATGCAATACAAGTTCAATGAACTTGGTGGCTACCGCATCATCAACGACGCTTTCCATGACGCACTGGTCAAAAAGGTTGGTGTCGTTAAGGTTTACTGGGATACCTACACCGACCAAGAGATCTACGAGTACCACGACCTGAACGATCAAGAGTACGCCCTGATTACCAATGAGGACGACGTTGACGTCATCGAGCATTCTGTCGAGACGTCTATCGAAATCGACATGATGGGTATGCAAGTGGAAATGCCCAAGCACTACCTGAAAATCGCCCGCAATACCGAGCGTGGCGATATGTGCATGGAGTCAGTCCCACCGGAAGAGTTCTTTGTTGACCGTAGTGCCAAGCGCCTTGAGGACGCTTATGTTGTCGCCCACCGCACCCAAATGCGCGTCAGCGACTTGGTGTCTATGGGGTACGACTACGAGGACGTGGTTGACCTGACAGGTCTCAGCACGGCAAATACGACCGCTAACGCCGAGGAATTCGAGCGCCAAGGGTATGACGACGTCTACGCTCAAGAAAACGTCCAAGACCCCTCTATGCGCCTTGTAGCGGTCACCGAAGCGTATATGCGCATCGACGTTGACGGTACTGGCGTGGCCAAGTTGCAGAAAATCGTTTTGGGTGGCGACGACTACCAGATTCTGAGTATCGAGCCGTGGGGTGAAGTTCCCTTTGCCGTATTTGAGATCGACCCAGAGCCGCACACGTTCTTTGGCCGCTCAATTGCTGACATCCTGATGAATGAGCAGGACGCATCAACAATGATGCTCCGAGGTGTTCTGGACAACGTTGCGCTGACCAACAACCCACAGCGTGAGGTTTTGGACGGTCAGGTCAATATCGAAGACCTGCTGAACAACGAGATTGCTGGCATTGTTCGGGTTAAGACGTCTGGTGCTGTACGCGACTTGGCTGTGCCGTTTGTGGCTGGCCAGACTCTGGCGGCAATCCAGTACATGGATGCCGAGATCGAGTCTAAGACGGGCGTTACAAAGGCTTCTAGTGGCCTGAACCCCGATGCCATGCAGTCAACCACTGCGGCGGCTGTAAACGCCACGATTCAAGCGGCGGCTGGTCAGGTCGAGGTTATGGCTCGGAACTTGGCAGAGGGCGGTATGCGTCGTCTGTTCAAGCTGATGCTCAAGTTGATGGTCGAAAACGTTGACGAAGAGTTGATGATGCGTATGGCTGGCGGTCAGTACCAGCCCGTTGACCCACGTTACTGGAACACCAAGATGGATGTGACCGTGAACGTCGGTTTGGGCACTGGGCGGGAAGACCAGCGTTCTGCGGCGCTTGCACAAGCCTTACAACTGCAAATGCAGATTTACCAAGGTTATGGCCCAAACAACGGTTTGGTGTCAATG